TATTATCTACTGCTGCAACATATTTTACAAATCTAAAATAATTTTCTCCAGTTCCTGAATTAACTTCTTCTTCTGTAATAGGTTGATTAGGACTATCTTTATTATAATCTGCCATCCAAACTCTTACTAATTCAGGATTATTCCATTCTTCATTTCTTTCTTTAGATGTTCTTTCTCCATCTATTGAAGTCATACCTTTACTATTTCTATTATAATTTACTTTCCATGAGTTCATACTAGTTAAACTTTTTGTTTTACCAGTAAGTCTTGATTCTAATCTAGCTGCTATTTTATCGTATTGTTGTTGTATTTCTGATTTTAATTTACCTTTACCACCTATTAAACTACCTATAGTTTTAGAATCAAATGTTTCAGTAACTTTAACTTCTTTTCCATTACTATCAATTCTTGTAGATGTAAGTTCAACACTATCAACAATACCTGAAACAACTAATGCTATATCTCTATAGTTTTGTGCTGCCTCTGTTAGTTCTATAGTAGTAGCATCATCAATATTATCTAAATTAAATTTTTCAAATAAACCATAAACTTTAGATGCTGCTTTCATGTCTGCTATATATTCTTTGCCATTTGCTATAGCAGCTACTACTTTTTTGCCTTGATATTTATTTATCATATTTTCATATTCTTTCATTTGTAATTTAACTGATGGATCATTTGGCCCAAGTAACTGCATATCAGTCATTAAACTATCTCTCATATTAACATTATCTGAAGTAAAGCTGCTATTATTAACTCTTTCATCAAATTGAAATTTATTTTTACCAACCATAAACCCATGTTGATTTATAAGTTTAGTTCCATATCTTTCTGCAAGTTCTTTAAATTTAGGAGATACATTTTCAAATACAGCAGCAAATTTTGCATCTACTACTTTTTCATAATCTCCTGCTGTAGAATAATTTTGTTCAGCAATACTTCTTTCATCTATTGCTATTGTTTCCATTGATCTAAAAATCTCATCTTTGTATTTATCATAAATATCTTTTTCAAAAGATTCTATTGCAGTTTTAGTAGTTGGAAGTGTATCAGGTAATTTTATTTTTGTAGGTACTGATACTACTTCATTTTGATTTGTAACAGGATTAAATATTGTTTGTTGAGATGATCCAAACTCATAATTATCTACAGCTTTCTTTGCTTCTGCTTCTCCAAATTGTTGTAAATCTTTTAGACCTGCATCTGCAAATCTAGTTACAAGATTGTCAATATCATTAGCTTGTGATTGTGCTACTTGTGATGCAAATTGAAAACCACCACCACGATTGACTCCAATCTTTTCACTATAACCAAATAATCTATCTTCTTTTTTTAATGCCATCTTATGTATATCCAAATAATTTTGCTTCTTGTGCAATTGGTTTAGATGCAAGTAATGATCTACCTACTGTAGAAATAACACCCATTTTATATTTAGATTTAGCAGCACTACTCATAACATCAGCTTGTTGTACTCCATACATAGCTGCTAATCTTTTCTCTACTCCTGCCATCTTAATTCTTTCTACATCTCGTTTCATAGTTTCTTTGTTTGCTTTAAAGAATGCTCTACTAGATGCAGAGTCAGGAGTAATATTCATTTGAGCAAGTAATGCTCTATTAGTAGATAATTGTGAATTGTATTTTCTTTTTCTTTCTAATTCTTTTTCAGTAGCTTCTAAAGTAGCTGCGTCTGCCTGCATTTTGTATTGTCGTCTTTGTAATGCTGCTTGTTGCTGCTGATAAGCCATAGCTTGTTTTTGAGCATTTATGCTCATCATAGTACCACCAGCTATTAAACCTATCTGTGATACTGCTGCTAAAGTTGCTGCTGTTGAAGCACTTGCTCCCATAGCTGTAAATACGACTGGAGCGCACATTAGTAATATACCTCTGTTGTTATGCCCAATACTCTAAATGGTAATGGAGCTGATTGTGAAATTGTTAAGTTTGGTTCTAAACTATAGCCCAATGTATATACCTCTTTCTTTCCTGTAAAATTAGGGAGTCCAAGACTCGGATTATTTGTACCATCTAAAAGTAATATATCATTACTATTTACTTGTATATTATAAGTTGTAGATAACTCAACAATTGCTTTACCTATTTTTCTAGGAAAACCTGTAAGCTGACCACTCTGTATAGTTGAGTCAATTGGTAGGGTTTGAACATCAGTTGTATAATCTATTCCTATATCTGCTGCACTTGTTGGCGTAGTAAATGTTACATTACCACTACTGCTAACAGTTCCTTTACCAAAGAAATATATAGCACCTCCCTCTGTAGAACCTGCAGTTGCAAATACTTCTTTGCCTATATGTGTTGTTAATCCTGAAAAAGATTTACTGGTAACAAATTGTAACGCTGTGTTATCTGCCTCTGTAACTGCTGCATCTACAACAATTGTGTACTCTCCACTAGTACCAGTAGAAGTTGCACTTTGTATTACATATGTAGTACCAGTTCCTCCAAACTGAAATTGCTCTGATTGACTTGGTGGATTGTTTGTAAATCCATCTGCTATAAAAGTTGTAGAAGAAGATACTGCACCTTTAGTTAATGGTGTTCCATGTGGTTGATAACTTCCTGATATAGTTTTAGTAACTGTGTAATCTGTAGGTACATCAAAAGATTGTGATGCAAATTGTTCTAATGAATATTTAGTAACACCATTTATAGTTCTTGAAGTTGCTACATATATACCAGCAGTTGTACATGCTACAGAAGTATAACTACCATCTGTTTCAAACAATACCCATCCTGCTATCTTCTCTGCTCTTTGAGAAGTAAATACTGCAAGTGATCCATCTGTATTAACTAAAAAATATAATTGTTCAGTTCTGTTTTCAATAGCAGTTATTTGTGCAGAATCTATTGGATTTGTAATTAGATGACTTGATAACAATGAAATACTATTAGAAGTAAATTCATCATTACCTGTGCTATATAAATATTCTCTAACTGTTTTGCCATTGTTTTGCATAAAGATAGTAGCACCATCAAATATTCTTGGTTTAGCTTTTAGTTGTGAACCTAATGTAGATTGTCTAATGATTTGTATATTAGTAGGAGTAATAGGTTTAGATACTTCAGGTTTCATAAAAAACTCTGATGTACTTGTAAGTATTTGTAATCTTCTTCCTGAAACTAAATGTCTTATTTCATTTACTTGATCTGATCCAATTTGTATTTGTACAGAATCTGCATCTTCTGCATCTCCTACATCAAAGTTAAAAAAGTCTGCTACCTTACTAGCTTGTACTCCATCAGGTAATGCAAGAACACCACCAAAGAATAATCTTTGTTCATGAAAAGTTACAGTTTGTGGAAAACCATTTACTTGTGAAAATACTTGTTCATCCCATTGTCTTGTAGGAGGATGGCCTGATATAGTAACTCTTACTCCACCACCATCTACAGATTCAGTTGCTGTATCTCCTGATGATGCTGTAAATTCATAATGATTATTATCTATAACTGTTATTGTAAATGTACCATTTAGATTACCTGATGCTATACCATTACCATCTGTATCAAATATATCTTCTGCTCCTGCTATAACAATAGATGCACCATTACTAAATCCATGTTCTACATGAGTAACTTTTACTACACTTGAACCTTGTTGTGTTGCAAAAGGATCATCATCTAATTCTATTGATACATCATCTTTAAGTGTTGCTGTTACTTGTGTAGGAGATGTATATCCAGTAATTGTTAATTCAGTTCCATGATATCTAATAACCATGCCTACATAACCTGAAGTAAAATAAGATGCTGATGTTGTTGCAGTAACTCCTGTACCTGCAGTAGCTGTATCTATATCTAAAGTTATATCATCATCTGCAAACTTAAAATATGGTTGAAATATTTGTTTATCATTTACTGATGTTTCAAAACCAAATGCTACTCTTGTAAAAGATGTTGATCCAGTTCTTTGTATAACTTGTGGTACAAAATCTTGGTGTGTTATTATCATGGTATCTCCTGATTGAGTCATATCCATTTCAAATAACTCTGCAGTAACCCAAGGACAGCTTGATAATGTAGCTACTAAAGTACCATTAGTAGAATAAACTTTTAATGTTTGGTTTTGGAATGCAAATATATATTCTTGATTTTGATTAAATATAAATGTTTCTAATCTAGTTTCTGCACCAAGATCAGCACGAAATACAGAACCACCTCGTCTTTCAATACCACCTTGGTTTATTGGAATAACATTTCTAGCTTTTTTTAATCCTTGACCATATGCTGCAAGATCAACTCTTGATACTATTGTTGGATTTAATTCCCCTCGTAAGAAACTTGATTGATGAACCCTTTGTCTAGCCATATCATTTTCCTATGGAGATTTTGCAGTTATATTATTTAATGCAGTTCTGTTTCTAACATTTCTAAATCTATCAAGATCAAGATTTCTAGTAGTTTGTTGTTGTGAATCTAATGCTCTTGATACTGCTAACTGGGCTACTGCTCTTTTGTGATATAACTCTGATAACTGATCATTACGAGCAATTGCACCAGCAAACAAAGACGCTAGTTCAAAGACTAGCGTCTGTGTAAAAAAGGGAGGAAAATCGCTTTCACTGGGTTGGAAAGTATAATCCGATATCAAGGTATCACTAGATGTTGTGTTTGTAAATATATTTCCACCATATATATCGTATTTAATAACATCATCAGAAACTGTTATTGTGTGTATAACTAATGCATCATTTGGCATAGCATATGAAGATTCATATCTAGCATCAGGATTAGTAGTATTTTTACTTAATTGTTTTTGTTTAGATGCAAATCTCCATCTACATCTAGTTAATAAATTTTCTAAAGTAGATTCATAAAGATTGTTTGCTACTTTGGATTCTGTTGTTGCTTGATTAAAACTTGTGATTGTATTAGCACCTACAAGTACGAGTGCTTTATTGCAGATATCAAATTTAGAATTAGCCATAGTTTATATGTACACTAGATATGGGGAGAAGTAAATCCCCCCATACCATGTTTAGTTATTATGTACCATTGATAGTAGTAACTGTAGCTGCACCTGTTGCAGATGAAACTACTAGCATATCTACAGTTCTAGTACCACCAGTTGAACCTACAGCGATTATAACATCATTCTGTTTTAATTCATTGGTTGCACTATTAAAGTAGCCACTACCAGCGATAGTTCCGATTGCGTCAGCAGAATCATATAAGAATACACTCATAGCTCCACCAGCGACTTTTCGTAAGTTACTTGCTGAATATGCCATTTATGCCTCCTATTCTGTTATCTGTACTTTGATCGCACCATCATTGTCAATCATAGTAGAACCCATTGACATATAAGATGTGATTAAGTTGCTGACTTTTTCAGGAATGTAGTTGATCTCTGTTCTGATCTCTGAACCTACTCCGATACCAACACTTGATTTATGGAATGCATGACATTCTCTTGTTGAACCAGAAATAGAAAGACCTGAATGAGTGAACCACATAAATCCTAACCATCTTTTAGCTGTGATTCCACCAGCATATGGAAGATCATTTTCTCCAACATACTCTGCTCTACTGAATTGATCTATTTGTAATAAATCAGCCCATCCAGCAGGAGATACTACAAAGTATCTCTGTCCATCATCAGGGATGTCAGCACCACCAAACGCTTCGTACACAGTTAGTGATTTAGCTAAAGTTAAACCAGCCGAACCATGTGCGACATTGTTTGAGTTTGTACCAGCATCCAAAACATCAATGATGAGTTGGTCTGTTTTTCTTCCTAATGCAGCAGCAGCATTTGATGACAGAACTTGTCGTTCGTCAATGTTAGTCTTTAATTCATCCAATCTATCTACATAGTCTGCAGCATAGAAGTCTGATAAAGTAACATCAACAGTAGAGTGAGAAATATCCATTGTAGGAATTTGAGAGTGTCTTGCCTTATTAACAGCAGTACCCTTGCCTACTTTTTGGAATCTCGCTTGACTACCTTGTACATTATTAACTTGCCTTATTGTGTTTTTCAGCTTTGATCCCATTCTTTGATAAGCCATGTGGACTTCAGCTTCAAACTGCTTAATAAAGGCTGTTGATATAGATGTACTCATGTTGCCTCCTTATTAGTCGTTTGTTGTTAATTAAGCAATTATCTCTTTTGAGGTAAGCTGGTTGTCCAAGATGGGCCAACATCATTCAAAATAGGTTGCGTTCTATTTTGAATACAATTTTGTATTCGTTTATAGAAGTAATACATTTTTACATTATTTACAAGCATAGGTTTAGAAAATTTATACCCTTGCCACTTTAACCACTTAATAGATTTAGTATGCTCTGCAGTTATATAATTAGACAAATAATCATAGTTTTTCTCTAAATATTCTGTCCAATACTTGTTTCTTTTAAGAAAATATAGGTAATTCCTATCTAATACTTCTGAAGATAATAACCATATTGTACCTACTTTATCGTTTTGTCTTGACGAAACTGTACCAAATATAGCAGCTACTTCCTTGTTTTTATCAAAGATTGTATAAGTATGAACCTTTCTTTTGGTATATCTAAATGGCTGCAACAATGCTTGTAATGGATCAAGCCCCCATATAGCTAGTTCATACTTATCAACTTGTTTAAGATTCTTTGCTAATTCAAAACAATCTTCAGGAGTAGTCTTTTCAACATATAACATTAACCTCTATAGAGTCTGTTAAATGCATCATCTACTTTCTTCACATATGCTTGATCTCTTTCTTTAGGATCAAAGTATCTTTTGTCTTTCATCATACTTCTTACATCATCTAAAGTTAAAGGTCTTTCAGGTTGTGCTACTTGGTTTGAACGAGTAATAGATTGTTTTTGTGAATCCATAACTCTTTCAAGTGCTTCTATACCATCAGCATTCATACCTAATGTTTGTGAAACTACTTCGTATTGTTCAGGAGAAAAGAATGTAGATGCCCAACTATTTACTGCATCTAATCTTGCATCTGCATTTTCTCCTAGCTTTTGTTTTTCTGCTTCAGGATCAACTTGATTACCAATATAGGAATCAACATATTTATTAATACCCTCTTGATATACTTCTTGATCATATGCATTTTCATAACAAAAATTTTTCCACCAATCTGTCATAGGATTAGCATTTACTAGTTCTTCAGTAACACCCTCTGGTAATTTAGGTAATTCATAACCCTCTACCTTTTCAGGTCTTTCTGCTATAGCTTCTTGTTGAAGTTCATCTACGATTTGATCTCGCAGTTCTTCTTTCTTACCACCTACATACTTTTCAAGATTGGTATATGACTTACCAAATTCTTCTAAATTAACTTCGCCTTTAGTAGCATCCCAAAATTTTTCAGGTATGTGTTCAGGTCTTGGTGCAGGTTCTGTTGTTGTAGGTTGTGATGTTTCATGTGAAACATTTTCCTGCGTTTGTTCTTGTGTTTGAGCAGGTTGTTCTTGTTGCTGCTCAACTGGTTGTGTTTGTTCTTCACTCATCTTTTTTCTCCTTTATCATATTAATACTGATACCTTTATTAACCCTACGCTGAATAAGACCTACGATATATCTTTGCCCCTCTAAATGACGCAAAGCATTATCTGATATCTCTGAACCAGCGACTGTATCTATGGTTATAGATTTCAAGTATTGGAGAACTTGCTTACCAGATGTAGAACCAAATACAGATGTAAATACCATATTTAGTTTTGCTTCTTCTTCTGAACCTCTTTTAAAGTTATCCAATCCAATTAGGGCTTTATTTTGTTCAGTTTTTTCTACCATTGTTATATCCTTACCATTTTTTTAATTACACTTCTAGGGTAAATGTTTCTATCCCCAAAGCCTATTTCCCCATTCTCACATTGATAGCTGCCAAAAGAATATAGATATTTAGGGGTTTTTTTAAATATATATGCTTCTGTATGTATTAATGCACAATGCATATTAGTGAACTCATTGTAGTCTGTTATTGTTGAATCGCCTACGATATCTTCCCATACGATTAAATATTTATAATACTTCTTATCTCCTATAAGAATTGGCTTACTCGGTTTCTTTGTACTCATCTATCAATATCTTTTTCAAAAACCATATCGCTTTTTTGATATCAGTAGAACCACCTTTATCTCTATGACGAATGATATATTTTATAGATGTAGCATCTGCATAAGGTAAGTCTTTTACCCAATCATATGTTTGTAATTTTTTACCACAGCTACATTGACCTTTTTGATAATATGCTGGATTTATTTTTTCTTTTTCTTCCATAGTATTTCCTCCTTTGCTTCTTCCATATCAAACACAGGTTTGCAAAATCTTAATGGATCAGTTTGTGTTGGATCAACTATAAATACCATACTTCTAAAAATAGTGTGATCTCTAAATCCTTTTTGTTCAGCAAAGTCATCTATTTCTTTATAACCTGATACTCGTACTGCGTGTGCTATTCTTCCTGTTTCATGTCGCTTTATCATTTGATATGCAGAGTTATGTCTATGTCCTGCTACATAAACATCATCATCTCCAAACCTTGCTGCCTTACTCATAGCATGTGCTTCATTCCATTGTGAGTGTCCTGTATAATCATGTCTGCAATTTACTTTGAAGTTTATATTATTTGGCATTTGTATTTTTAATCTAACACCATGATTCTTATAAACACCTGCTTCTTGTCTAAACATAAACTGATTTACATCTCCACCATCTGTATTCCATATGTCATGATTACCACCAATGATAGCTAACCAATGAACACCACATCCTTTAAAAAACCATTCTATTAATTTGATTGCTTGTTTTCTTGTAGTTTCTTGATCTGCATATTTTTTCATTAATCTACCTACCCAGTTATTTGTAATATCTCCTACACAAATACCCATCATGTTTGCATCTCTCATCATTTTTAAATCATGAAGTAATGCTTCCCAATTACATCCCATATCATCTATGTGAGGATCGCCAACAAAAGCTATTCCAAATGGCCCATCTGCTTTACATTGAACAGGAATAATAGAACTTGCATCATGGTGTATTTTTTTTCTACGCCATGTATCTAATGCTCTTTGGATTAATTCTTCTGCACTTGGTTCATCATCAGGTAATGAATCAATATGAAATGGAGGAGGATGTGCTACTTCTTCTTCAGGTTTTTCTTCTTTGTGATATAAATAATATAATCTTTGATATGATTGTCCATATTCTTCAGACGCTTTACCATAACCAAACTTTTCTATATATGCTCTTATCTCTGGAGTAAGAACAAAATTAGGATCATATTTTACTTTGCGTGGCATTATACATAATCATTATTGAATTTCCTCTGGTTGTTCCTGCTCCATTCCCCCCTGTTGCTGCCCCATCATTTGTTGCATTTGTTGTGCAGCTTGTTGCATTTCTTCTGATGATCTAATTAATTCTTCAGGTATTCCTAATTTTTTAGCAACAAACTTTGCTACTTCATCTTGTTTAACTAATACATTTAATAATTGTGGCCCAACTCTTTGCTGCACCATTCCTAAAAATCTATCTATTGTAGCAACATCTTGTTGTTGTTGTGCTTGTGCTAAAGGAGAAGATGATCTTATTTTTATTTCTCTACCATTAACTACTGGTATTTTTATTCTACCTTGTTTTTTAAGAATATATATTACTCTTTGTAAAACAGGATTAACTAACTCTGCTTGTAATCTACCAAATGCTGCACCTATTTGTCTTGATAAGTCTGCCATTCTTTCTGCAACTTCTGTAGCAGTCATAGGAGTTTTCTCATTTGGTGTACCTAACATATCATTGTATAATGCTTTCTTAATGTTAGTTCTCATTTCTCTTAATACTAAATCAGATACATTAAAATTACCTGCTGGTGCTATTGGAGTAAGTCCTTGTGAACCTGCAGCTTTAGGAATAATTGTGCCAGGGATTAGTGATATATTATCTACATTAACAACACCATCATCTTCTACTTGATACATTCCTGATATTGCCATTTGTGCATTTTCTAAAATTAATTCTATAACTAGATTAGAAGTTTTGATTGCTGGTAAAGCTAATTGAAGTGGGCCTCTACCATATACTTCTCCTGCACATTTACTCCATCTGTAAATTATATATGGATTAGAACCTAAACCTTTAAATGTAGTTTCTACAATTTTGTGTTCATACATTTCTGATATTGCACAGAATTTATATTCTTCTTCTTTTGTATTTGAGTAATCTCTATAAACTATTTCTACAACATCACATTCTTTGTCAGGCATCTTTTCCATATCCATCTGCATCTTTTCACTTAATGTACCTGCTGGATATGCAATAAGAATATCTTTAAATTTTATTTTTCTATTTCTAAATATGTAATCAATCTTGTCATCATGACCTGCATCTAAATATATTTGTGGTAAAGGAATTGCTCTAAATCTAACTGGTTGTACTGCATCTCCCTCCTCTACTAAAAGTACACCTGTACCTACTGCACAATCTAAAAATGTTTCATGTACTTCTTGTGAAAAGTTTGAGTTTTGTAATATTTCAAAAACATATTCTGTTACTTCATCTAATAACAGATTAACTTGTTTCTCATCTTCTTTTGGAATTTCAGAACCTGCAACAAAGTCTGCCCATCTTGCATAGTTAGGAACAATACCTGCTTGTAATCTTGATGCAAACTCTTGTACTCCCACCACAGCAGTTTCATCAAATATACGATCAGTTCTTCTTCTACCAATTGATTCAGTATAGAAAGATTCTCTTTGAGGTAATGCAAATTCATAACACTCCTCAAATGTAGAAGTCCATAAATCTTTTATGGCTTTGGCATGATTATATCTACCAATTAATCTTCTTACACCATTTGTATTAGTAACAACTGGTACTTGTGGTTTTACATCTACTACCATTGATTATGCTCCTAAAGTCGGTTTGCTCATCAAAGTAGCAGCTATTTCAAAACCTTGTCCACCTCTACGACCTTGTAGAAGTGATCTTCTCCCAACTCTACCTGAATATGCTGCAACTCTTTCTTCAAATGCTTTTTGCTTATTAGCTGCTCTTTCAGCATCTTGTTGCTTACGCATTCTCAATCTTTGTTGTCTAACACTTTCTTCCTCTACTGGAGGTGGTGGTGGAGGAGGAGCTTTTGGTCTAAATGGCCCTGCACACATAGTTATCTTCTCCTTTCATATACACTTTTTGGTTTAACATCAAAAACATTAAAATTCCTTTTCGCAACTATAGGTTTATTCGTTTTCTTTCCAATAGTCAATGATCTTCCCTCTCCTGCTCCAAGAAGTAAATATTGCAAAGCATCATGAACATGAGAAAATCTGTTCTTATTTGGCTTTTCATCATACCTTTCTCCTGATACTTGGAGTCGTCTATAGTGATATCCACCATTAAATCCTCTAACTAAATTAGTACATTTAGGATCAATTAGTATTCCTGTTTCGCCATCTACCATTCTAGTTAGTGTAGCATTTACAGATTCTAGTCTTAATGCAACATCATTTGATGGTGCTGGTCTTGCATGTATTCCTTTACCTCGTAGTATTTGAAATGGTGTAGATTCATCAGTTTGTACTCTATGATCTCCTGCAGGATCGCCAAATATATAAAATTGTCTTGGAAGATAAGATGACATTATCTGTTTCATAAGTTCAGAAAATTTTACTATACCCATATCTTCTGCAACTAATTCATCTATAACTACCCATCTTTGTCTAATCCTTTGTGCAAATACACAAGCTGGTGTTAATCCAAAGTCTATACCTACAAATATAGGAATACCCTCTGCTATTGCTAAATCTCCTTTTGCTACATGAATATCACTTCTAAATGATTCATATACAGGTTTGCCATCTTCTATCTGTCCTAATTTATTTAATACATAAACATCAATCCAAGATTTAGTTTTACCTCGTATAATATTTTTATAATAGTTTGGTGTAAGGTTATTTATATTCTCTGCTTCTTTGTTTTCTTCATAACCATCAATTTCTTTTTCTTTGTTTCTTAATTCTTTCATAGCAGGTGGTTGATTAAAGAATCTCCAGTTATCAGGTTTAATTAACATCTTTGCTTCTTGTTTAGTTATGTAATCAGGTATAACAGCTTCTCCTGACATAATGCTCCACCAATGATCTGTATCTGGTGGGTTAGTATCACAGATAACACCATACCAACTTGGGCCACCATCTCTCATAGATGGATATCTACCTACCCTCATTGAACATGCATCTACAATACTTTTAGGAATCTCTCTTGCTTCATTAATCCATACACCAGTAAGTTCTAATGATAATAATTTTTTTACATCTTCAGGTCTATCAAGTGCTAAAAAAATAACTTCTAGTTCTATATCGCCTTTTTTTATTTTATGAGTATATGGAACACTCCATGCAAAGTTTCCCCATTCTGTTTCAGGAAACCAATCAAGCCATGTTTTAATTGTTGTTGTTCTTAATTGTGGGTTTGTATTTCTTATGACTGCCCATCTACTTCTACGAATACCATCCTCTGCTGGTTTTTGTTCTAATGCTCGTCTAATAATTTCTATGCAACAAGCAACTGATTTGCCTGAACCAACTGGCCCACGCAATCCTCTAAAGAAGTTATTATCTTTTAAAAAATTTTTAAGACTTGTTCCTGATGGTTTATAATTTAGTGATCCCATAATCTACAGCTAGTTTGATTAGTTTCTCTCTTGTTTCAGGAGTAATAGTTTCTATTATCTTATCAGCTTCTCTATCTGTACATTGTTCTTTAGGATAATGTTTCATGTGTTGCGTCTTAACTACTGCTCTTAATTGTACTAAATCTTTTATCGGTATTTGTGTAAGTAATGTCAAGTTCTATACCTTTTAGTTTTTCTAGCTATAGACTTTGGCTGCTTACTAAATTGTTTTCCTGCTGCTTTATCTCGTCTTTTCTTTGCAGTAGTACGAGCATATTCTCTTGCAGATAATGACTTAATAGCTTTTTCAGGTAGATATCTTTCTCCTGTCTTTGATGATTTCTTTCCTGACTTTGTACGCCATTTTTGTTTTGACCATTTAGCTAAAGAAGTTTTTGACTTGCCACCACCTCTATAACCACCACCAGCTTTCTTATAAGCCTTAACTGCAGCTTGGGCTTTTCTTCCTGACCATTGTCCAGCCCTCGTACCATGTGATGCTTGTGCTTTTATTCTAGCAACAATTCGTTTCCATAATGCAGGTTTAGATTTAGTGGCAGTCTTACTCATTTTCCTATCTTCTTCATAGCCATTCGGTGTGCAATTGTGAATGACTTTCCTTTACGCATTTCTTTTTTCATAAAAGACATATGTGCTTTTGTATGATGAACAGAATGTTTTTTCAAAGTATCTTCTTGTCTTTTAGACAATTTTTTCATTTCTATTATCTCCTATATGCGCTTTCGCCATTGATGTAGCAGCATCTTTAGAATGACCTTTTGACATTTTGTACTCAATGTAGTCAGCCATTTTTTGATTTTTTTTGCGAGTCTTTTCATCTTCTTCATTCTTTAGAATCGCTGTTGCTGTCTTTAGTGCTTTCTGCATCATCTTGCTTATCGGTGTTTCTGACTTGCTTTGCTTCTTCATAATGCTCCTTGCTGTTGTTATGTCCAT